GGCTGGTGCTGCTGCCGAAATACCGGATCAAGATCCAGGCGCCGCGCAGAATGTAATCGTTATCGAGTAGGAACAGACCCATGCCGATATACGAGTATCAGGGTCAACGATACCAGCTACCCGACGGCCTGACCAACGAACAGGCTAAAGAAAAAATCCTAGACTACATCGCGTCACAACAGACCGCCGCACCACGGACCACGGAGCAGCCCGAGAGCGAGGGCTTCTTGCAGGAGGTCGGTGAGGGCATCGTAGGTGGTGTTATAGAAATGGGTTCGGGTATCGCCGAAACAGCGGCGCTCTTTCCAGATTATTTCGCAGAAACCGATTACGCTAGGCAGATATCTAGGGCCAAGCAAGATTTGAAGGACTCTCTGGGCATCGACCCCGCAGGACCGGCGGGGCAGATTACAGAAGCCATCGTGCAATTTGCCATTCCCGGTTTGGGGGCAGCAGGCGTAATCGGAAAAGCCGCGAAACTTCGAAATCTTGGAAAAACAACCACTCGGGCTGCTCAAATAGTCGGGGCGGGGGCTGCTGATGCAATTGTTGCCTCTGACGGCACCACCACCGTGGGTGATTTTTTTGGTGGCGGCCCTTCGATGACATCCAAAGACATTGGTTTGTCGGGCAAGGCAGAAGCAGAGCGCCGGATCGGAAACAAACTCAAAGTCGGCCTTGAGGCCGCTGGTGCTACCGCCGCTATCGAGCCAGCGTTAAAAGCTATGGGATACAGCGCCAAGGCAGGTGTGTCTGGAGTTCGCGCCCTCGCGGACGTAACAAGGGTCGCACCGGCATTGTCAAAGACGGGCGAGATTCTTTCAAGGCCCATCCAAAAGACCATTGAACAAGATAATCTGTATGGCCGAGTTTGGGATCGATCTCTTGGATTTTTTCGTTCTAGGGGCATGTTGCCACAAAACGTGTTCGAGAAACGATCTAATCTAACGAGTCGAGTCGAAGCTGAGTTGAGCAAGTCAGGCCGTGTCTTGCGAAAACTGCAAACGGATTTGAATAAAATTTTTGATGCAGACAACCCATCGTTTCGTAACATCATGATCAACGGATCATCGACCACGCGCGTCGAAGCGATGAACTTGTTGTATTCTTTCCTAACACGAGATCCTGATTACATCGCAGCGGCCACGCGCGAGGCTCAACGTCTTGGAATCCGACAGTTTGATCCAGCATCCACGGACGATCTTGCTCAGTTCTTACCGGACTTTATGAGAGATGCCGCGATTACCATGCGAGGTCAAATCGACCTGGTGTCTCAAGAAATTGCAGAATCTCCTTTTGTTACTTCCGGGTTGTTCCCTGACATCAGAGAAATTATTAACGACGAGCTTGGAACATATATGCGTCGTAAATACGCTGCGTTTGAAAATCCAAACTGGTTCAGCACAGAAGAGTTCCAACAAGCATACGAGAACGCTAAACAGTTTTATATAGACAACCCAGACATCGCGGAAAGTCTGTACACGCGCTTTGTCGGACCAATTCCCGACACTGGAATTACGACAGGTATCGGCATCAACCGCCGAACAGATCGAGTTGCTGTGGAGGATTTGCTAGATAATTTTGTATCTCGGTACAAAGCTCCACGATCTGCAACAGCAATGGATGGAACCAACACAAGAATTGTTCGTGATCGCTTACGCACATCATTGTTCACTCGTCGCAAGATGACAGACCCTGTTCTTCGTTCTGTGTTAGGAGAAATAAAGGATCCGCTAGAGACATATGTAAGCACCATATCTGATTTAGCAGAGTTCCGAGTTGTAGATGATTTTTACAATTATCTTGATCAAAACATTCTTGATCAGGGCGACCTGCTTATAACACCACAAACATACGAGGCGCTTCCTGATGTCCTGCCCAACGGTTTGTTGAAAAGAGATGTGTATTCAAAACTAGGCGATGAGCCACTCCCTCCTGCACCGGGGCAAACTGTTGGCGATTTAAAAGCAGACATTCAATTTGGATCTATTCAAGGTAACTATGCGAAACGATCTCTGTTCAACGAACTTACCAGAACGACTCAAATTGCTGGCTTAGACCTTGATAATTTTATACTTCGAGCGACTTACGGAAACTTTTTAAAAGCAAAGGGGGCTACACAGTTTGCCAAAACTGTGCTGTCTCCGATTACACAAGTCCGTAACGTCACGTCGGCAGCTTTGTTCGCCGCTGCACAGGGCAACATTGGACGCGGTGCCAAGTTAGGCGAATCCGTGAACATGGTTTTCGACAACATCTACAAAGGTGAAATACCAAAGTTGATGAGGATGCTCGGCATAACTGCCGATGAAGCACGAGCAACTTACTTTCGAAAGCTACAAGAAGTGGGCGTTGTTGGTACGCAGGCCCAAATTCGAGAGATCGACAAGCTGCTGGAAGAAGGCTTGGGTGGGTCACTCAAGAGTTCTATCGATGATTTGGGCGTAGACGTTGGCTCTAACAAGGGCGTGTTCCGCCGCACTCTTGGCCGCTCCAAGCTGGGACAGTTTTTGGATAGTGCAATCATCGAACGTGGAAAAGGACTGACCACGAGGGCACGAGATTACTATCAAGGCGGCGATGATATTTGGAAGATATACAACTTTGAGTTTGAAAAGAGCAAGCTGGTGTCCGCGCTTGGCAGTGAAGATGCGGCAGAAGCGTACGCTCGATCTGTCGGGTTTAACACGATTGATGAATATGCAGCCGACATCGTAAAAAACGTCGTTCCAAATTATCTTCGTGTCCCTGAAGCGGTGAAGTCTTGGCGCAAGTTACCGTTTGGTAACTTCATAGCGTTTCCAGCAGAAATCATCCGAACAAGTTCAAACACACTGAAGTATGCAATACGTGAGTTGCAGTCTGAAAATAGAGCCGTTCGTGACATTGGTATGCGCCGACTGGTTGGTTTTACTTTGACGGCTGGTGTTGCCGGACCTGCTCTACAGCAGTTGGGTATGTATGCTACCGGGGTGGCTCAAGATCAAATGGAAGCGTTGCAACGTAGAGTGGCTCCGTGGAGTCGAGCGTCTACGTTGATTCCAACCAGCGTTGAAGTAAAAAAAGGCCCGGATGGAGAGCAAAAGCCGTATGTCACCGGCTATATAGATTACAGTTTCTTCAATCCGTACGATTATTTCAATCGCCCGGCCCGAGCCATCATGGAAGCTGCGGCTAGAAACGAGCTACGTGGTCTTGATGGTGAGGGTCTTTTTAGAGATGCAGCGGTTGGTGTAGTCTCCGAAATGTTCAAACCATTCAAAGATCTTTCTATCATCGCGGAAAAGATTTTGGATGTAGAACGTGGTGAAACAAAGACGGGTCAAAAGGTTTACAACAAACCTCAAGGTGAATTTAGGGGTGACGATGGCACAGAGATCGCAGTCAAGTCGTTTTTCCACATCGCCGATGCATTCAACCCAGGGGCCATAGAACAGTTCGTTGGACGGGTTGATGTGCAGCCCGAGACGGGTGAGGTTGGTTACATACCCAGCCGTATCGTGACGGCCATGACTGCGCCGCACGGACGTGATGCTCGTGGTAATGTTCGTAATGTTGAAGAAGAACTGCTGTCCTTCTTCACCGGTCTACGAGAGGCAGACATAAAACCAGAAAACGTGGTCAAGTACGGAGCATATCAGTACGGAGATGTGGTTCGTGGGATCAGTGCGGACTTCAACTCAACACTGCGCGTAGAGACTCAGATGGATCCGATGAATGTGATCGAAGCGTATGCGCGCGCGAACGAAAAATTGTTCCGAGAAGAAAACAAAATTTTTGGTCTTGTTAAAGACATGCGGACCTTGGGCATGCCAGATCGAGAGATTCGAAAGGCACTGAAAAAAGCAAACGTAGGCAACGTCAACAGAATTATGCAGGGGCGTTTCACACCAAAACAAATCTCCGACAGTATGAAAAAACTGGCGCGGAAAAACGTGCAAGAGTTCGGTGGTACTTTCCCGCTGAAAGAACTCAACGACATTCGCAGAATCTTGAATCGTCGTCCTTTAACAGGCACGATAGAGCTTGATGTGTCGGGCATGAAGAAAAGGTTTGATGTCAGTCAGGCGACGATACAACCTCAAGTTTCGGCGCCGACACCCACGGACGTTGCCCCAGCGCCGGCGGCACCCGTGGAAATGGGGGCCGCTCCGATTCTCCCTAGTGCAGCGGCCCCCGCACCTATACCACAAGGACCACTGACCACGGATCTTGGATCACTGGTAAAGGATCCAAGGACCAGAGAGCTAGTTGAAAGACAAAGGGGATTGGGATGAACCTAGAACAACTGCAAAAAGAGCTAGCAGCCGACGAAGGATGCAAGCTGGAAATCTATTTAGACCATTTAGGCTACCCCACCGTCGGGATTGGGCACCTTATTCACGAAGATGACGACTTGCACGGCCTGGAAGTCGGCTCTGAGGTCTCTCAGGAGCTTGTCGATGAACTATTCCACGACGATGTGCAACGAACTCTACGAGATTGCGAATTTTTGTACAGTGATTTCAATGACTTACCGGAAGACGCACAATTGATCATCGCGAACATGTGCTTTCAATTAGGCCGGCCTCGCCTGTCTGGCTTCAAAAAAATGAAGGCAGCGGTCGATTCAAGGGACTTCCACGAGGCCAGCCGTCAGATGTTGGACTCGAAATGGGCTAAACAGACTCCGAATCGAGCGAATCGTTTGGCTGATCGGATGGCGGCGTTGGGTGATACATAAGGTAGAATATACCACAGTCCATGCAGTGCAGGTTTGAGACGATGAAATAGTCCTCGTCGTCCTCACAGTCGTGGTCACCGCCCCAAATCACCTGACCGCCGCATCCGAAACATTTTAGCCCTGTCATTTCTTTTTTGTCTTACTGCCCTTGGGCCTGCCGCGCTTCTTGGGTGCGGCTTTCTTTGCCGCAGCTTTCTTCTTTGCCGG